CTTTAATTGGATCATATCCTAATATTATCGTTACAATCTCGGTCGCATCTTCTGTCATCAAACTGTTCCAAATGTTGCCTATTAAACTAGTCGTTCGCACTCCACTTGGTATCCCTCCTTCTACATTCAGTTTATGTTTAACTTGTCCAATCGTCATAGATATTGTCGAATCATTGTATGACTTAACGATCTTTCCAACTATCCTATCAAATTCATCAGTATATGGTCCTGGAACCACATTTTGTACTTTATTTGCTATATCTTGAATAATATCTGTAACTTCTTCGGTTTTTGGTTGATGATCAAACCGAGCATAATCAAATGGTAAAGCATACATGCCAGACTTCAATTTATCCATAACATCTAAGTTACGAAGCTGAGTTTGACGTGGTGTTTCATCAAGTGTTATACCTTTAAAATTCTTAAATCCATGGCCATATAAATACAGTAGATAGCTCTCATGCAAATAAGATTCAATATTACTGCTAACAGCTAATCGTCTTTTACCCATTTCGTCTTTAATAAAAGCTCTTGAAACTAAAGTACCATTCCATTTCTTAACTATTTCCCATATCATCTGGAGATATTACATCATAAATCATGTTCTTCCTTGCTTTAAATCTTCCTGAATCTTGATCGTAAGACCATTCAACCTGCCCTATTGAACTTGACCCTGCAGTGATCCATAGTGGTGACTTGACATAATCTTCGAAGCTTATAAACTCTTTTGGTGTTATTGGCACTTGAATCTTTTGTAATAATTGATGAAAACGTTCTTTCCATTTTTCACCGAGTAATCCATGTTCGTTTCCACCTTGTGCTAGTCCTTCTAATTCTTTTTCTGTGTTCCAACTGTCCGTATCATTTTGCAAATATCCAATTAAAGTTCCAATTTCACATAATCGTTGTTTAGTTTCATCTTTACAAATTGGATATCTTTTAAAATGTGTAGATATCTTTGAAGCTTTGTCCATATAGCTTTGATAATCATTGAACAATCCGAGTTTGCGTAATGTTCGTATTGTCTCATATCCATGTATCAATCCATAAATTGCTATATTTGTGATAAATATCGTATCTAAGTGCGTATAATATTTCATTTCTTCTTTTAGTTCCTTATCACATTCACGAATAATATCAAGCAATCTTAATCGTCGAACAACCAGATCAGCCTTTGTTCTTGGTTTGATGATCTCTATTCCAATCTTATCCCATTGAATATCTACTTTCTGTGTCATGTCTTTTTCCCCAATGTTCTTCTTCATCCATGCACAAGCTTGTTTCCAATTAATGGAATCGAACCGGACTAAATTGTTAGTTAGTTTACGTAGTTTTTGCTTTTCTATATTTGTTAGTATCGGTTTGTTCAAAAATAATAATTCTTTTAAGAAGCCGTCGCCATCTCCTTTGATGATGTCATTTCCGGTGTAATGTTTGATACTATTGATGAATCTGGTACTGATTTCGGATATATGACTTGCGATAACACTGTATCGGAGATGGGGCCAGTATCGGGAACCAGTACCTCCTTGCGAAAATTTCCTAGTTTATTAAACAATTTATTCAACATGCTTTCCCTGCC